CAAGGGCTCGGAAATGGCGCACCAGATGGCGCTCGCCTCCAAGGTGCTCAAGTCCGACATGGAGATGGCGTTGTGCTCGCGCCAGGCGCGCAACGACGGCAACGATTCGGGCCCGACCGCGCGCACCACCGAAGGCTTCGCCCATTGGGTCGGCCGCGCGGTCGACAAGCACTCCACCGCCGGCGCGGCCGTCGCCGGCGTCACCACCGGCCTGCCGGTCCTCTCGACCGACCCCTTCGCAGCCGTCGCCGGCGCGAGCCAGGTGCAAATCACCGAGGCCATGCTCGGCGCGGCCATGCAACAGGCGTACACCAACGGGGCTTCCCCCTCGTTGTGGATCGTGCCGCCCGGCCCCAAGCGCACCATCTCGACCTTCACCGGCCGCTCGACCACGCAAGTCCTGGTCGGCAAGACCGAGGTCGTCTCGACGATCGACGTCATCGCCACCGACTTCGGCCGCATCAAAGTCGCGCCGTCGCGCTGGGTCGCGACCGACATCGGGCTCTTGATCGATCCCGACTACGCCGCCGTCGCCTTTTTCCGCGCCTTCCGCCAATACTTGATGGCGCGCATCGGCGACGCGGAAACCCGCATGATCGTCGTCGAGTGGGGCATGGAAATGCGCAACCCGCTGGCGCACGTCCTGTTCAACGGCATCAAGCAGTAAGCCGTGGCCGAGCTCGTCTACCGCGATCGCGACGGCGTGCGCCGCACGATGATCACTGACCCCGAGCGGCCGGATCAGATCATCGTGCGGACTGAACAGGTGCTCGACGAAATCCTGGCGGGGATCAACCGCGATCGCGAGCTCATGAGCCACGACGGCGTCAACAAGCTGGTCGCCCGCATCCCCGTCGCAATCTACGAGCGCGCCTGTCTCGAGCAATGGGACGAAGGCGATTGGAAGCGCTGGCTCAACAGCGCCGAAGCCGCCCCGTTCCGCATCTGGCAAGGGAGAGTCTGATTGTGACCCCGGCCGAGTGGAGAGGCGCCCTGGTCAAGGTCGAGCCCAACGGCAAGCCATGGATTATCGACGGCTTCGCCGACGCGCTGCCCGCCTCATGCGAAAAGTACGAAATCGACACGCCCGTTCGGCGGCAGCACTTCATCGCCCAGTGCGCCCACGAAAGCGACCACTTCCGCACCACCAAGGAGTATGCGTCCGGGGCCGCCTACAACGGCCGCAAGGACCTCGGCAACACGAAGCCGGGGGACGGACCGCGGTTCAAGGGGCGCGGCCTCATCCAGCTCACCGGGCGCTATAACTATGAGAAGGCCGCCGAGGCGTTCGGGGAGCCCTTTGTCGAGGAGCCCGAGCTCGTCGAGCGCTTCCCGTGGGCTGCTAGCGTCAGCGCTTGGTGGTGGGCGACCCACGGCTGCAACGAGCTGGCCGATAAAGACGACGTCGTCGCGGTCACCAAGCAGGTGAACGGCGGCACGCTTGGCTTGGATAGCCGCAAGGCGGCCCTCGGCAGGGCCAGGACGGCGATCGCATGACCGACGACAGACGTCACCCTGGAGGCCAGCAATGAACGCACCCGCCCCGCAGATGTTCGATTACCCGGCGGCGACGGGCGCCGCCATCGTCGTCGTTCTGACGGCGCTTTCGCTCGTCGTCATTCAGCGCTTCGACCCTACCGGCGGCTCGCTGACGATCTCGCTCATGGTGGCCCTCTCTTTCATCGCGACGCTGATCTTTTGCTTGTTCTTGCCGATCAAGGAGGGCGCGATGACTGATGCGATCATCGGCGGGTTGGTGGCGAGCTTCGGCGCGGTGATCGCCCTGTGGATCAGGAAGGATGGAGGGTAAATCCGATGAGCGTCACCTATAGCCAGTTCCAGGGCGAGATCGTCCTCGCGGTGCTGAAGTTCCCCTTCTACTCCACGGCCGCCAATCCGGTCCCCCCTGCCGCCGTCAACGCCGAGCTCAGCGCCATCGCGACCGCGCTCGGGAGCGACACAACGACCCATGACGAGACGATCGAAAATCCGGCGTCGACCGCGGTGCAATACGGCAATTTGGCCAACACCGATTTCACCGACGCGGTGCTCTATTGCGTGAACAAAGGCAAGGCCGGCAACCTCTCCAACGCCTCGATGGCTGCGGCGATCGACGGCGTCGCCGGCGTTCTCTCGCCGCCGGGCGTGATCGACGTCCCCTATGTCTCAGGCACGGGAACCGTCGGCCAAGTGCTCACCTGCACCCAGGGCAACTGGGCCGGCACGCCGACCAGCTACGCCTACCAGTGGCAGCGCGACGGAACCAACGTCGGGACCAACGCCAACACTTACACCCTGGTGGCCGGCGACAGCGGGCATAACGTCGGCTGCATCGTCACCGCCACCAACGCCCAAGGCTCGACCGCCGCGCCGCTGAGCAACACCGTCCATTGCGCGTGAGGAGGGCTCGATGTGCGGTTTTGGCCTCGACCTGATCTTCACCCCTTGAGGCGTTCGGATGACCGACTTTTCCGATTTCAAGGCGCAGATCGCCGATTGGGCCAACAGGCAAGATTGGAGCGACACGCTCGTCACTTCGTTCGTGCGCCAGGCCGAGCAGAAGCTCAACGCCGAGCTCCGCGTCGACCGCATGATCAATTTCGACGAGGCGCTGGTCATCAACCGCTGCGCGCCGCTGCCCGACGACTGGCTCGAGTTCCTTCCCGACGCCGGCGTCAAGATCGCCAATTGCAACGCCGCCGACGGCTACCTGCCGATCCGCTACAAGGCGAACGACGAGTTTTTCAATCTCACCGATTGCTGGGCCTACGGCTATTATACAATCCTCGGCCGCCAGATTTTCTTCGGCGGAACGCCCGACTCGATCAACGGCATCGTCTACAAGATCGCCTATTTCGGCGAAGTCCCGGTGTTCGCCGACGCCACCCCGTCGTGGGTCTACACCAAATATCCCAACCTCTACTTGTTCGCGTCGCTGATGCACGCGGACTTGCACGCGGTCGGCGAAGAGCAGAGCGCGGCCAATCTCAAGCAACTGGCCGAAGACATGATCAGCAAGCTCAACGCCCAATATCTGCGCGCCAAGGCGTCGGGCTCGCGGATCACGCGCTCACGGATAAGGAGTTTTGGCTGATGACAGGTCTATCGCCCGCAGGCGAAACTGCGATCCTGACGCCGCTCACCACGACGGCCTATGTGTCCCTGCACACCGCTGATCCCGGCACGACCGGGACGAGCGAAGTCTCGGGCGGCTCTTACGCGCGCCAGGGGCCGATCGCGTTCACCAACGCCGGCAACGAGCCGACCGTCGCCTCGAACAGCGCCATCCTGACCTTTCCGGCGGCGACGGCGGGATGGGGGACCATCTCCTATTTCGGCATCTGGACGGCGGCCAGCGGCGGGACGTTCCAGGGCTCGGGCGCGCTGACGGCCGCGAAGGCCATCAACAGCGGCGACACGGCCCGCTTCCTGGCCAACGCCTTGACCATCACGGCGCAATGAAATGTCGTCGCTCTACGGCAAGGGTCTATGGGGCACGGGGGTCTACAGCGCCTCGCCCCAGCTCGCGGGCGACCTCGCGCCGAGCGTCACGTTCGGACCCTCTGTTCTTCGGAAGCTGGTCGGCCTCGCCGGCAACCTGAGTCCGAGCCTCACGTTCGGCGGCTCGCTCGCGGCGACCGAAGCCTTGGCGGGCAATCTCGCGCCCGCCGTCGCTCTCGCCGGCAACCTGACCAGCATCGCTTCTGTCACCGGCGCCCTCGCTCCCGCCGTCTCTCTTTCCGCCAACGTGTCGATCACTCCAGCGACCAATTTGGCGGGTAATCTCGGGCCGGTCGTCACGTTCGGGCCTTCCCCGCTCACGACGCCCCAGAACATCGCCGGCGACCTCCATCCGACCGTCACCTTCGCCGCCAATTTGTCGCTGACCTACGCGGTCGCCGGAAATCTCGCTCCCCAGGCGGCCCTGGGAGCCACGCTGACGGGCGATTGGACGATAGCCGGCGACATGCCCCCCGGCGTCGGCTTTGCCGCCGAAATAGTCGCTGGACCCCTGTGGGCCACGGACACGCTTTGCCCGCCGCCCTTGTGGACGACCGACACGCTCTGCCCCGCGCCGCCTTGGCGGCCCAGCTTCCCGAGCGCCGGCTATGAGCCGAGCGTCTACGGCGTGGGCGCCTATGGAGCCGCCGGGTACGGCCTCGGGCAGACGCCGCCTCCCGTTGAGGTCTGGACCCCTTCGGAGTTGTGCCATGCCTGACGAGCGCGGAGGTTAATCCATGCCGACTTCGACAACGAACTACGGCTGGCAGAAGCCCGACGTCGGAGCAAGCACCGACGCCTGGGGCGGCCTCCTCAACACCGACCTCGATGGCATCGACAGCACGGTTTTTAGCGTGAGCGGCGCCGCTACCGCTGCGCAGACCACTGCCAACGCGGCCTTGCCAAAGGCCGGGGGGACGATGACCGGGGCGCTGACGCCCAGTCAAACAGCAGGCATAGTTGGGACGACGACCAACAACAATGCAGCGGCGGGGGCTGTAGGCGAGTTCATTTCCTCGACGGTGACGACGCCGGGGATTACCTTGACCAACAATACTCCCGCCAACGTCACTTCGATTTCACTCACGGCCGGCGATTGGGATGTATGGGGCGAAGTGTGGCACGCCGTCGGGACGGGAGCGACCGGCCTCTTTGCGGCGATCAACACAACATCAGCGACGATTTCTGCAGCGCCATCGCCAAACACCTCGCGCTCGAGTCTCAGTTGCAGCGTGACCCCGGGCAATAATACACTTT